CCACTCGTATGGGTTAGGCAAACCATTTTTCTTAACGAAGTCATTGACTGTAACTGGAATGAACCTGTCAACGCTCGTAGAAGGGGCTCCCGTCAAATCCTTCTTTCCATATGCGTCTTTCCTTATCTCCTCGGCATTCTTGTTTGCTTCCGCCGCCGCTTTCATATACAGTGCGGAAGCGTTCAATAGGTCCTTGATGAACCTAACCTCCTCCAATTGGCTTCCGTTCGACATGTCTTCAGGCCACAACAGTTCCCTCCTCGTCTCGCCGTTCACCTTCACATCGTTGTAGAAGGCTGGGTATGGAGGAAGTTCAACCTCTCCTATGTTCACATCGGTATCGTCCGCACTGTAAGCATTCTTCTTTCTCACGGCATCGTGATTGTTGAGTTGGCTCTTGATAGTGTCCATATGCTCATAGAATGCGTGCATAAATGTATCCATATGGGCAAAAGCGAGGTTGTATATGTTCTGAATGGAAGGCGTGAAACCGAGAGCCTTTTCAATAGCTGCGGCGACAAGTGCGTCGTACTCAGCCTTAGCCCTCGCCTTTTCGTCCTCGCAAGCCTTGATTGAGGCGTTTATGCCAGATGCGATAAACTCCCTCTCCTTCCTGAATGTGTTTCCCTTGATTGTGAATAGGTTCACCTTGTCCTTGTATCCCGCAGTCTTGTTCACATAGTCGTTAAACGCAGCGGGCTTTCCATTGACTACGAACGCATCAACATTCTTATCCTTCTTGAGCGTTTCCCTCTCAATCTTTCCGTCCCTGCTTGCATAAGGAATGAGTGATTGGAACTCGCTAAGGTACGAAGTCCTGTAAGTCACATCGTGGGCACTCACGACATCTATGTATGCCTTTATCTTGTCACGGATATTTCCCCTGTCGGTGTCGGTTCCGTAAACGCCGTAGCAACCATCGTTGTCAATGTACCAATCCTTGAGCGGGTATGTCTCCCTGAGCATTACGAGGTTGTTAACCTTCTCTTGGTTGTTGGTTTCCATCTGTTCGCCCTTTGCGGCTGCGCTGATTTTCTCCTGATTGTACGCTGCACGGGCGATTCTTTCCCTCAGCTCAGGGAACTTAATCATAGGAGTCTCGGTTCCGCTCTTGTTCTTGAAGACAAACACGCCGCCGTCAACCATTGCCTGCCAATAACTCTGCCCTACTGACATAAACGGTGCTGCGCATAGGTAAACCATAGGGATATCGGCGTACACCCTGTACATCTGTCCTATGAAATTGGCTGTTATGTTGAAATTTCCGCTTGACGAATCAAGGTCTATGTCAACCTTCTCCTCAACGAGGTAATATGTAACCCCGTGTCCGTAGAAACCCTTGACCTTCAGTTTGAAAATAGGCGAAGGGAGGTTGAAGAGTGCCCTATAGACAGAGCCGACACCGCTCCTGTTCTGATATTCCTCCTCTTCGGGGCTTAGAACGGAGCCACCCCTTACATCAACGAACTTAATCGTAACCTCAGGAGCGAACCAAGACTGATATTGAATGTGGATTGACTCAATTCCGAGACATTCCTTGGTGTTCTCAGTAGGATTGATTGGGTTTATGTCGGTGAAGTTGGTTGTGAGAGTGCCAGAAGTGCCGTTCATAAACGAAATCGTGCCGTTCGTGGACGAATAGTTCAATTTCAGGAACCCTCCCTCTTCAGCACCGACGGAACAAGCCTTCCTGTCAGGTATGATAACTTCGAGGTCAACCGCTATGCAGAAATCCTCAAGCGGATTCATCATCAAGTCATTGGAAGGTACGATAGCCTTTGCCCCGTTCGAATAGAACGACACATTGGTTGGGTCTATGTAACTGATTCTACCAAAAGTCTCAAGTTCTGCCATTACTTCTTGTAATATTTCTTATATTTGTCAATACCCTCCTTGTAAGCGGACAACGCAGCGTCAAGCGGGAACGGGATTCTAAGCACTGTCTTGTCCTTTATGTTGAACTCCAACGAGCCAACCTCAGGATTAGCCTGCAAGATAACCCATCCGTAATTCGGATTACCGTAGTAATCGTTAGACACGATGTCAAGTCTCGTGACACCCTTCTTGTATTCGATGAAGTAGTCGCTGTCCAACTTTGGTATCTCAACGAACGGGACTATCTCCACCGAATTGTCATTCCTCAACTTGGAATACCTATCAAATTCTAAAAATGCCATAATTACTCCTCATCTAATATAACTGTTGGTATTGACTGCTGCGTAGAAGGCGTGTATATCGAACTATTTGCGTAATAGTTGTACGATATAGCGTTCTGAAGTTGTGCAACAGGTCCGTCAATGTCTTGTCCTCCGACAAACTTGAATGAAATGTTCACGGTAGCCATCATTGGCTGAACTCCGACTCCTTCAGGGTTAAGGTCCCACTGTATTCCGCTACCAACATCATAATTGATTGATATACTGTCAATTATAATCTTTGAGTAGTAGAAGTCGCCTATCCTTAATATACAGTATGGAGCCCTACCGAATGCGAGATTGCCCGCCATTTCGCTCATCTTCGACTTGTCGGGGTTCTTGTCCCCTGAGTGACTGCCGATTGTAGGCCCCTGCCTCGTACATTGGTGCAGGAAGTTCAACCTTGCGTTGAATCCCTCAGGTGTCATTGAGTGGAACGCAGGGTCGAAGAACTTAACCTTGTCAACGATGCTCTTATATACCAAGTTATTGGTTGCCTCCAACTGCTTGAAGTACATAAACTCATTCTGGTATGTATAATATGACCTATCTCCGTCAGAATGGAAAGTATTTGAAACCACAACTTCCCTGACTTCCTCGTCTTTCTTTGCCGTAGCAACGCCGTTAGGTGCGTCTTCCTCGTCAAGATACTCAACTTCTCCGTCAACAATCCTTCTCTCGGTTCCCTCAACGCCCGCATTAGCGTCTATCGGAGGCGTAACATCGTCTCTCAACTTGAGTTTGAAGGTTATGACCGCACTTCTTGCAATCTTAGCGTCCTTGTCATTAACATCGTCGGGCATACCGTCCTTGTTGATGCTCTTTACCTCACATTCTCCCGTCGTTATCTTGCTCGTGTCAATGCTTGCACAGAAATACTGAGCCAACTTTGAAATCATGTTAGCCCTATCCTTCGCAAGCACCTGATTGAACGCCTCGTAACCGTGGCTAGAAGCGAATCCCCTGACTTCTATGTTATCAATCTCATAATATTTCGCCGAATAGCCGAACAATCCCGTCTCACCCTCGGTGCTTCCTGAATTGTACTTCTCTCCGAGTTTCTTGAACTGATAATATGGGTCGTATTTCTCCATGTTGTCTATGCCGAGCAGGTCACCAATCTTCTTTGCGGTGTCAGCGTCCCACCTGTTCCTGTTAAGACTGAACAGCGATTTGCTGTCATAATTCATGTCGGCGAGTTTCTGTCGTTCCCAAGCCTCGTCCATCTCCTTGAATGACGAGCCGTCGCTGCTCATCTCATATTCGTCCAGCCTGCTAACTGCCTCGGCTATATTTCCAAGATATTTCTTCGCCGAGAAGTTGTTTGGATAGAAAACTATGTATCCGAACTCAATTCTTTCCTCAAGCGGCTTCAATTCGGGTGTCTTATTGTCATTGTTATCGTCATCAATGTCCATTTCGTTCTTCACTGCGGGTTCGTCTTCGACATCCGTCACATTCAACTTGCCGCAACCTGCGAAAAACCTAAGCACATCCTCTTCCCTGAGCCCTGATTCACCCATATTTGAGGCTTTGTTAAGGATTGAAGGGTGGTCAATCAGCAATGTGAAATCAAGAGTGCCGCCCCTTTCGGTGTTTGCATAGGTGTAAATCTTCTCTCCACGCCCAATGAACTCGTTATCCCTCCAAGAAGTGTTGATATTTTCATTAAACTTGAGGTTATAAGGAGGGAACCACATAATTCTTCCACCGAAAGGCCCAATCTGCTCGTTTGCAAGCATTTCCTTCGTCGCATAGTCCTTCCAAGCAAGGTTTTCGATTGAGAACATATACTTTTTGAGGCTGTCCCTTCCGCCTGCGAGTTTTCCGTTCTCGTGGAACGGCGTAATCTTCACATAACCGTTGTCTTGAAGTACCGAATAGTCGTTCAACCTCTGTGCCCCGTTGTTTGGACGCAACCTTCCGTAGTTATTTTGGAGTTCCTTTATGCTCATGAAGGTATCGCCGTCCATAAACGGCCTTATCCTGTTCTTTAGTTGAGAATATTGGTGATGTGCTGTCCAAACACGGCAGTATGGGTTGTCAAATCCCGACTTCGAATCTGTATCGCCCCTCAATAGGTTCCTACCACGGGAAATTCCCGCCTCGCTGTAAGAAGAAACGAGGAAGTCATCGTCATTCACATCGGAACTGTCCGTGTGGAACCTGTTTACGAGTGATTTTATCGTACCGTTCCTGAAGAGTTCGTTGGTTCTCTTCATTATATTCGAAGAATTCTGGAAACTCGTCACAGAAGGTGCAAATCCGTCTGAAACTCCGTCAGGCGTACTCGAAGTTACGGCTGCGCCCTTGTCCATCTCCTCGTAGTAATGGTACGAAGCACCACGGGCTTTCCTGCCGTCATAGATTCCGTTAACCCTGAACGCACCGTTCCTTCCGCCTATGCTGTGGTCAGGCGTTGGCTCGTACTTCGAATCCATCTTGAAGTACCTGTTGCCGTCCAATCCGATAACCGCATATGGCGTTTCGAACGAATACCCACGGTACGACTTCTTGAGTGCATCGTAACGGCTGAGTTCTTCGGCGTAATAGTCAACGATTCCGTTTGGACCGATGCCGAGTTGCGATGATACGAGTTGTATCTGCCCGTCCTTCCCTATTTCAACCAAATCGCCGTAGGCGTGTTCAGTCATTATGTAAGCCTTTGCCTTCGGATACAACGGAAGGCTCGAATTCTGTCCTATAAGGTTTTCAACAACCTCGCTCGTTATCCTCTTCTGACTGTACCTCTCCCTGATTTTCTCGCCTGTTTCGAGAATATTCTTGTTGAAGTTCGTGCTGAACGCAATGCTTGTGAATAGTTTGTCCTTGTCCTTCTCAGTAAGAGTAAGTTCATCACCCAATTCCTTCTTGTTGATTAAAGTGGTGAGAACCTTGTCCTCGCTGTACTTATCGTCGTTGTAAGGCTCGTAAATCACATTGTTTGCGGTGACAATATCCCTGTCTTCGACAGAAGAAAGCCTCAACTCCTTCTTGGTTCCGAAAAGATTGATGTATGCCCTTGGATATGTGAAATCGTACTGTGTCCCCAACTCGTCGGAAGGAAGGCTTGACGATTTAATTCCTGGGTACAACTTAGCGTCGTTGTAATCAGCGCCGTACCTGTTTTCCAACACAAATTGGGTTATGTTGTGCTTGGTGTTCTCGAACCTGATTGCGTCACCAAGTTCTGTGAACTCGTTTACCGTCGTGAAATGTCTCTCAGAGTTCCTTTCAACTCCGTCAATTCCGTAGTAATCGCCAATCCTTTCCTGAATCAGCGTAGCGGGAACCAACTCTCCACCTTCAAGGCGAACTCCGTCCGTCCCCTGTATCTTCTCCCTCGCAGTAACATCGTCAACCGACGGACTAACATAGTTTCCGTATCCGTATCTACCGATAAGTCCCCTGTCATAGTTGAACGATATGTTGTTGAGGTAATAGCCCCTCGCCGCAGTATAACGCTTGATTCCACCAGTGAGGTGTATCCCGCCGATGTAATCTATGAAGTTATACACGGTTTTGTTGCCAAGTACAAGGCTGTTAACCGCTTTGTTTAGACTGCTTAAAGACATATTACTACAAAATTAGTATGTTATAAAATTGTTTAAAAATCAATTAGTTTTTGGCGTATGGAGAAGAAGGAGTGCCGTGCTTGTCCTGAACGACAGCACCGTAGTTCCTCTTGTTCATTTCCTCAATCACCAAGTCAGTGATAGCGTTCCTGAACTTAGGATTCTTCTTCATTTCGTCAAGTATGTCAATGTCCTTACCCTTGTATTCAAGTTTAAGCGTTCCATTGATGTTAACCTCAATAGGCTTCTTCTCCTCCTGTGTCGGAGCAGTCCCCTTCGTGGTGGTTGCGGTTGGTTTCTCCTTTGCGAGTTCCCTTCCTTCAGCCTTCTCCTTCTTACCCTTGATAATCGAAGTGGCTGCGCCCGTCAATCCGCCTATGATAGCACCGACAGGACCGAGTGTTGCGGCTCCGACAACATTGCCGACATTCTTAAGTGCCCTGCCCCTTGTTGGCTTCTCTTCCTCGTTATCGCCCCTCCTTGGGGATACGCCCTTTCCTGTGGTGAACTTTTCGCTGCTGATATAAGCGGTTCCGATTTCGAAACTTGCACTTTCGTACTTCTTCTTGGCCTCCTCTTTCTTCTCTGCCTTTTCCTTCGCACGCTTAGTCTTCTTTCCTTCAAGTGCTTCAAGTGCATCAATATCACCGCTTTCCCTGAGTTTCCTAAGTGCGGCGTTTGACAGTTTGCGTTTATCAAGTTCGCCAGTCTTCAAGGCTCTTTCGATTTCACGCATCTGCTTTACACTATAATCACCCTTGAGGTTTCCGACGGCAATAGCAGCGTCTTTATCCTTTATGTTTCTCTCGGCTTCCGCCTTCGCATTGTCTCTATTACGGTTCTGAATCTTGGTGATAGTGCCCCCGACGAATCCGCCGACATTCTTACCTACCCATTCTCCTACCATACCTCCGACAATAGTACCCAATGGTCCGACGAGGCTACCGAGTCCTGCACCGATTGCCGTACCGATGCCAGCACCTGAAATCTTACCGACTGCGGTTCCACGGGTTTGCCTATCCTTGAACTGTTCACGGTTCTGATAAGCCTCTATACCCATTGAGAGCAATGCACCCGCAATAGGAATCCTTTTACCAACCGACTTCAATCCTGACGATACAACCTTAGCACCCTTGCCTGCCTTGACAAGCCTTGTTACTTGCCGTGTCTTACGGACTGTCTTGGTTCCCTTTATTGCGTCCAACAAAGATTTATTCGCCTTAGTACTGTTTGTAGCGACTTTTTCCATTACATCGTCGGTACTCTTTGTGAATATATCCTTGAATCTACCTAAGAATCCGCTTGCACCCTTTGTTGCACCAGGAATTATTTCTCCAGCATTCTCTGTTCCTGCCCTAAACAGTCCACCTACCTGTCCGCCAAGTTTAGAAACGCCCTTAGCAGCCTTCCACCCTAAGCCGATTGCGGAACCTCCGACGAAGCCCCACATCAATGTCTTGGTTATCGGTGATAGTATGCCAGATACTGTCTCGGTAATTCCTTTCACGCTGGAACCTAACGGCTGCGACGCATTTGCCTTTATCGCCTCGTATTGTTTCTTGATACCTTTCCTGATTTCGTCAAGGCTACGAACGCTGATAGCAATGTCCTGAATGTTTTCTGAATCGGTTTTTGCGTGAGCCTCAAGCCTCTTCCTGTCTTCTTCCGTTATGTCGGCGAGTTTCTTGAAGTGTCCGTCAATTGAAACACCAGCCTGTCCCTCCTTGAACGAAGCGGTATTCTTAATGAGTTCCCTGAACTCCTCGTCAAAGCCCGCTACATTCTTCGCATTGTTCATTTGGGCTTCAATCTCGCCACGCATCGCCTGCCTTCTGGCTACTTCCATAACCTTTGCAGGGTCCTGTCCTGTGATATTAGAGAACTCCCTGAGCCTCAACCTGTTAAATGTCGAAACCTCTACTTCTCCCGTCTGCTTGTTGAATGTGGCAAGTCCGTTTGTGAACTGCTCCATAGTCTTTTCGGTATCCTCAAGACTGTTAAGAGACATATTGAGAAGGTTGATAGGGTCAGCCAACTGTGCAAACTGTCCGCCAAGAACCTGCAACCTCGCTGAATTCGATATAGCGTCCTCTACATTCGAGAACTTGTCGGCGAACGCAGAAACCTGGGCCATATCCATCCTTATTGCGGTAGCCCTCTTCGCCATAGCCTCCATACCCTTCAATCCGTTCCTGAAGGTATATGTGTTAGCCATAGCAATGCCCTGCTTTACATTGTTCGCATATTTTTCAAGTGATATTCCGCTCTTGGAAGCGGTGCTGAACATCTTTCCTGCGTGTTCGGCAACACCGTCCATTGTAACGCCCATTTTATCGAAAGCGTCGAACAAATCAGACGATTCGCCATATATGCTTCGTATTGCGGCTAAATTTCTTTGGCTGTTGTGGTCGATGTTGACGCTTCTTCCGATTGCCTTCGCATAATCAGCCTGAGCCTTCATCAACTCATCTGCGTCCATGTTGAAGTCGAAGCCTATGTTCTTGTTAGAAACACCAATGATTGCTTCGGACCTTAACTCCATCAATCCCTGCTTTGTAGCACCAATCGTTTTGGCGTAATCAGAAGCGGCTTTATCTACCCTTTTCCACCCGTCAAGAAAACGCATGAGTTCAACGTCCATAGACTTCAAGGTTTTATTGATGTTGTCAAGTTTCTTACCAAACTCGTCAGCCATTCTACCGAAATCTGTGTTGGCTAATGGACTTCCGTCTAACCCACTCGCATTTTCATTTCTAAGTTCGGAACGGAGTTCATAGGCAAGGTCACCCATCGTTGCGTCAGGGTTCGACCTTAGCCAATCTTCAACTCTCATACCTTTATCAATAGCCATAAAATACTATATCAACACACTTATTCAAATATAAATAGGACCACCCCATTTTCTTAAAGAAAAAGGGTGGCTAATTTAGCCACCCAACGGGTCCGTTTGATTTCTTCTTGCGAATTCGTTTATCGCCCTTCCTTCCAAGTGGTGATTTGTCGTGTCTGTAGAACCATTAATCTCTCTTTCGACGGCATCCGAATCAAGATTGTGTTTATGAATCATAGCCCTTCTCTCCTGCATTGGAAGGCTCATAATCATATCCCAACTCATACCGACATACTTATAGCAACCCCACTCTTCGTCAAGAAGGTTGTTATAGTACTCAGTCGGCGATATTGAGAAAAAGAAATTGGTCAAGTTGCAGAAAGGTAGTGAAGGAGCCACCTCCCAACTCCTTAGGACGCTCAACTGTTATACTGTAATCCATTCCTGGCTCGTTTGCCGCCATATACTTTCTCAGTGCGGAAGAATCCTTCGAACGCATCTTCCTGATAAAGTCGCTGATATACTGCTTGTCGGTGATTCCGTCAACCGCCATAATGAGAAGGTTAAGCCTGTTTGTGAGCGACTTGTTGAACTTTAGGTCGTCGTCTTCGATATCGTCAGCCCAGCTCTCAAGCGTCCTGATAGCCTGACGAATTTCAATCTTTCTGTCAGCCTTCATGTCCTTCTCGCTCTCAATGTAGGTGTCAAGAGAGGAAACATAGTTCTCAATCGCTTTCTTCTTCAGTTTTGCATCCTCTGCAACCTTCATCTTTTCGAGGATAAGATTATCCCTATGGGTAGGGAACCTGAACTTCACCTCAACGCCACTCTCAGGAAGCGTGAACGGGAACCATCCGTTTGAATCGCCCTTTAGGTCGAAATCCTTCATCTTAATCTTTGAAAGGTCGACGATTGTATCGAATTCTTTTCCCGTCGCATCATCTGTGGCGGTAATCGGATATTCGTTGCCATATCCGTTCATTCTGAGGAAGAGGATGATAGCATCCCTGTCTCCTTCAAGAAGGTCAATCGGGTCAATTTCCTTACTCATAAGTTTTTCGTTGAGGAGGTAGTCAAGAATGAGATTGTCACGGTATAGGTTAGGTGCGACAATCATGTTCTCGTCGTAAGCAGTAAGGTAAGAAACAGAAACCTTTCTAATCTTGTCCTTATAACCCTCGCCCTTTGAAGGGAGGTTGATAATATCAAAATTGGCACCAGCGTCGTATGTACCCTTTTTTGGGATATACTCTTGGTCAAGCCTTGACTCGGCTTCTGAAACGCCCGCAGTAACCTTCTGCACCTTTTCTGTCTCCTCTGACATGAGTTCGAGGGCCGCCTTTGAGATAGCGTCCATATCAGTCACATTGGCAGGTGTCTTCCTCGTCTTCTTCTTCAAGTCCTCAATCTTGCCTCCGTATGCGACATACTTGTCAATGATATCCTGCTCAGCGACATTTATGAGATTGATTTCCTTCTCAATCTCCTCTTTCGAGTACTTCTTAGTACCGTCTTCGTTGGTAGCAGCCTTAAGTCTCTTCTCGGTTTCCCTCTTTGTCTTCTCGTACATATCGTATGAGTTCTTTAGTTGCTTCAGACTTCTCTCTTCATTCACTTCAGCCATATTAATGTCTTTTTTTCTTATTTTCCTTTATAATCTGTTTTTCGTTTTCAATCCCCAACCGTTCGCTCAGCCATTCGAGAACCTTGTACGGGTTGTTCCTTATGTCGTGTTCCCAAATCCTGATGAGTGCATATCCGTGCATTGCCGCCCATTCGTTCTTGATTTCGTCAACCCTGTGGTTCTTCTTCTGCATCGGTGTCATTTCCTCGTACACCTTTCCGTATGAGTGGTAAAAATCCCCATCCACCTCAATTAACACATTCAACTCAGGAAGGTAGAAATCGTAATACCTCTTTATGTCCTTCGCATAGAACTGCCTTTCGTACACAACCTTCAGTTTATTAAGTATCTCCTTCTCAAAAATCACCTCCAACTTCGAGGTTCCGTACTTAGGGTGCGGTTTCTTACTTCTTTCAACATTTCGTTTGATTATTTCAGAAATCGTCGGTTTCTTCCTCTTCCTTACGGTCTTGGACCTCGGTTTCTGAAAAGTGCCATTCTTCTTAACTGGTTGGCTCATACTTTCCAAATTTGAAAGTTATTGTCGTTGACAATGGTCTTTCATCATCGTATGATAGCGACATTGGGTGGAAATGGTCGAATATCACATCGGTAAACAAATCTCTCCTGATATAGTTCCCAAATGTGTTGTAATATTCAATTGACACCGCTGGATAATAATAATTTTTGTTCGATTTATTCGAAAAATACTTCAGCGGTGAAAACTTAATCGTCTCATATACGGAAACGATAATGGTTCTCTGTTCGAAATCAACATCAACATGATTGACCTGCTCGAATGGTACTCCAGGCAGTTTAAGAATAAACAAATTCGTCCTTATAGGGTCTATGTTCAGGCAACTCATCGTTTGAATAAAGTCGCCATCGTCTTGATACGCAGCGTTAAGAGATTCCATACATTTCCTGACCTCCTCTATCGCTTCGGCACTCGCACCTTTTTCCTCCATTTCCTCAATGGTTTTCTCGTACATTTTCCGTGTGCTTTCCTTAATCTTGTCAGCAACTTCTTTTCTGTTCTTAATCATAACATTCGTTTTTATATAATTACCCCAATATCATTTTCTTAAAAGATAAAAACAAACGCCGATTAGTCAACACAATTTTGTGTATGGGAACTATTTATATATTGAAAATTGCAATTTATCATGAAAAAGACAACTTTAAAGGAAAATATTTCAGCGTTGAAAAAGCTCTCTAACAGAATGCCGAAGAGCATTAACGAGGCTATCAACTTCAACGAAATGGAAGGTGACGATGAACTTGGCGGAATCGAAGACGAGCCAATGGACGAGCCTATTGACAATCCTGTTGAAAAACCTATTGAAGACGATGAACCAAACATTGACGGCTTCATCGCAAACATGCGTAAGGAATCCCTCAGCATTATGAAGAAACTCGCTGACGACCCTGACAACGCAGTCTATCAGTTTGCAAAGAAGATTTTCCAACTCGCAGATAAGGCTCACGAGGACCAAAAGGAAGGAAAGGACATTAACGGACAGCCAAAACAGCAGATGATGCCCCAACAGGGACACATGGCATAAAAAATCAAAAGTCCGCTATTTATAATAAACGAAATAACGAAAACTAACATATCTTAAGATTATGAGTGATTTACTAAATAAAATGCCGAATGTGTATGAACCACTAAGGAAAAATAGGTTCATATTCCGTTTCCCTGCTGACCTTGGTATTCAGGAGTGGACTGTCGAATCAGGCCGCCGTCCTTCTATCAATCAGAATGCAACTGAAATTCAGTTCTTGAACACCTCTACTTGGGTGCTTGGCCGTTATACTTGGCAGGAAATGCAATTGACTTTCCGTGACCCTATCGGACCTTCAACCTCTCAGGCTATTATGGAGTGGGTTCGTCTCGGTTCAGAAACAGTTACGGGCCGTCAGGGTTATGCCGCAGGTTACAAGCGTGATGTAGAGCTCGAAATGCTCGACCCAACTGGTGCTGTCGTTCAGAAGTGGATTCTTAAGGGTTGCTTCTTGACGAATGTCGAATTCGGTGACCTTTCTTACTCACAGGATGACCTTGCAACAATCACTGCAACGCTCCGTCCTGACTATTGCATCCTTTGCTACTAATAGAAAAGACATAAAAGAAAAGCGAGAGTCATTGGCTCCCGCTTTTTTTGTCGTTATATGTGTAGTAATTCTCCAATAACATTGTTTGTCGGTTCTTTTAACCCAAGTAATAGGTCAAGGCGGCACTTGCTTTCTTCGGCGAATTCAAAAAGTGAAGTCCTCCAATCCTTGAGTTCGCAATTGAAGTTTAAAATCAACTCCCTTCTCCCTAAAATGCATACCTTCGGCCTCTTTGTTTCCTCCACGAAATCGTAAGATTCAAAAGGTTGTACGGTTTCGTCAGTTTCGAAGAAAGCCTTTTCAATAGCCTTCGCAAAATCGTATCTCGAAGCAACGCCGCTGTCCGTGAAATGATAAATGTTTGAAGGACGCAGTGGTTCGAACTCTCTTTCAACGATAAGGTTCTTAACGATGAACCTCGCAAGGTTCGGTGCGTATGTCGGACATCCTATTTGGTCAACCACATAATTTACTTTCTTTCCCTCCAACCTTGCGGAATAAATGTTCTTTAGCGTCTTCGTCAGGAAATTGTTTCCGTACTCCGAATAGAGCCAAGATGTCCTGATAATGAGTGCCGACGGATAGATTGACTTTATAGCCTCCTCCCCGCAATATTTCGACATTCCGTATATTCCCTTAGGACTGCACTCATCATTTGCGGCGTATGCGGTTGATTTCTCTCCGTCGAATACATAATCGGTTGAAATATGGATTAGGGCTATATTCTTTCCCTTGCACTCCATAGCCAAATATATCGGGCCAAGTGCGTTCACTTTAAACGCCAACTTCTCGTCAGGGTTATCAGTTTTCGTATATGCGGCACAGTTTACTACCAAATCTGGCTTCTCGTCCACCAAAACAGCCCGTATTTTATTACTGTTTGATATGTCAAGTTTATCCTTTCCGTAATAGACATATACATTATCTTTGTCGTATAACGATTGGGCATCCATTATGCATCTCGCAAGTTGCCCGTCTCCTCCTGTAACTAAAATCTTCATATATTGAATATACGGAAAAAAAGTCGTAAAAACAAAAAACGCACCGTCGGTGCGTTCTTCTATTTTCCGTTTTGCCCCTTTGTTTGGCCTTTAATCACTCCTCCGCCTCCTGGACTGCTTCTGTCGTTATACGCTAAAGTACTATTGTCAATGGTATAACTTAGCCAAGGTTCGTGGTAATAGTCTGTACAGTAGGCATTTTTCAAATTCTTCAATGGTTTCAAATAAATGTATGTATCTCGTCATAATGTGTGCAAGTTTTTAGTCAATTATCGTCCAAACCTCCATAAGCCTCGTGAACTCCTCGTATGGAAGAACGGTGTATCCCTTGTCGCAGAAGGACTTTCCCCAAGAGTTCCTGATGATGAACCCTTCGTCATTGTATCCTACGATTGAGATTGCGTGATATCCGAGCAACGAATAACCCGCCTTCTTGTTCCAAAAGTCGCAATCATCGGAATAGACAGGGAGTGCGCCGAAGCAAGGGCCGTTCATAACGAGTGCATATTTCAGCGAAATGAGGTTGTTAATCTTACCGTATGAATTGATGTGCAGGTTTCCAGCGGCGGACTTAACGCTTCCGTGACGGAGGAAGTGGAACGCCTCCTTGAATGTCATTCCGTCGCCTTCGGTTTCCTTTATCCCATAGATGTCCATAAGGGCAATCTTGTTGTCCTTGTTACTTCCGTCCTTGAGGTTTTCCCTCCAATTGAGGTATGCCGAGCAAGAGCAAGGGACACAGATTGAAAGGCTTCCCTGGTCAAGCACATCGGGAAGATAAGTCCTGTATGAGTACTTTGACGGCAACTTGATAGCCTCTGAAGGTGCGCCGAATACCCACTCAGTGCCGTCCAACTTTGACGGCAAATATCCGAAATTAGTGTTCTCAATCATAGTGGTAAGTCAATTATTCAGTTATTCTTCGCATTACAATATACGGTTCGCTGGTCCCCGTAATTATGTACACGACTTCCTTGTCGCCCCACTCCTTGTAGTAGAGCCTCTTTGTAACCAACTCGTTAGTCTCATAGTCGGTGAACTGTGTCCTCAGCCAATTGTCAATGTCAGGGAGCGTGTCTGCCTTGCAGATTGAATCAACCTGCCACTCCGTCGCATTCATCGTGTAAGACAAAATCATCGAAGTGCCCAAGTTCTGATTGTCGTTGTTCCTCGGTGTCTTGAAAATCAAGTCACAGGCTACGAATGAAAGGCACATAACAAGTACCAAAACGATTTTCTTTAAAAAGTTTTTCATCACATTCAGTTTTACTATAAATAGTTCTTAATGTCTTCAATTTCCGTTATTATGGTAAAACCATCGTATAGTTCAGATTCATTAGCAAGTTTAGCATTATCTTTACTCATAAAATATATAAGCCTAATCTTGTTGTTCTTACACAGTTCCTGCTTGTTCCTGTCAAGTTCTTTAATTCGCTCAAATTCGTTGTTTTTCCAATTATCTCCTCGCCCAGCGAAATCTGTTGGCACAAAATGTTGAACACCTTGGCATTCTATTGCGAGATTATATTTTGGTAAATAAAAATCAATCGCTTGTTTTCCAAAACTATCGTCTTTTTTGTACTCTGAAATGTACTCTATACCATAGCATTTTAAAAACACTCTAACGCTTCTTTCAAGTTTACTTTCGCTACATCCTGGGCAGCCAATCCCCTTTCTTATGTTATGCGGACTTTGTAAAAATTCTCCGTGTTCTGGGCATATCACTATCGCCTTATCATGCGTTCTAACATACTCAAATTTTGAAAAATCATATTTTTCTTTTACCCATTCTGGAAGTGACTCTATAAACTCTTCAGTTGTGTATTTGTGATTTCTTGAACATTTTGGGCAGCCAGCCATTTTGTCAATGTGAGCAGTAGGTGTCTGCCAAAATACCCCATGTTCTTTTCCGTTCTCGTCTTTTTCATGGCAAATTATGCACACGGGTTTTTTTTGACTGACATATTCAACCTTTGAATAATCGTATTTTCCTTTGTGTATTATATTTGCCTTTTCAATAAACTCTTCGTTGGTTAGCGAATTGTTTTTGGCTGAGTTTATGTATCTACAAACAGGGCATCCTCTTCCTTGAATGTGAGAGTCTGGTGTTTGCCAAAACTCACCGTGTTCGGGACATACCACACAAACTTTTTCCTTACATCCGTTATAGACAACTTTTGAGTAATCATATTTTCCTCCGTGTACTTTTTCAGCATCTTCTATAAAATCATAAACATTTTTTCTTACCATAAGAATCTCGTTTTATTATAAATAGTAGATAAAATCCAAAAAGAGTAGCCTTTGTAGAAACGATAAAAAAGAAAAAACGCACAATTTGTGCGTTTTAACTTAATTATTAAAAATTTTTAATTCTCATCGAAATTAATTGCTTCTGGATATACGACAAAGCTAATGCTGATGTATTCGAGAGCAGGTGTAGGCTTAATGAGAATCTTCGCAGGGAGGATGTGTTGGTCTCTCGTCTCAGGAGTGATTTCGGTCTTAACCCTGTAGTCGAAGATACCACGGTTTGCCTTAACATCCGCAAGGATTGGCTCAACGAGTCCCCTGAACTGCTTCTCAAGAGTATCGTCGTACTGCTCGAAGATTAGGTGCTTAGCAGCCTCGGAAACGAGTTTCTTAACCCTAATCATAAGCCTTCTTACATTAACCCTGTTGAGAGGGCTGTCAGCAGAATAGGTTGTCTTCTGTCCCCAAATCTTAACGCCGTCCTGTGCGAAAGTCTTGACAGGATTGATGCGTCCTTCGTAGAGTTTGTCTTCCTCTGCAAGCGTTGTCTTGTGGTTAGCCTTGATACACTTGACATTACCCCTCTGAGTACCAGCAGGTGCGAACCAAGGGAATGATTCATTGTCAGTCTTAGCCATATTCCTTACAACATCCTTCGTTACAGGAAGGTCGAGATACCTCTTGTTAGAAGCGTCATAGTACATAACCCAAGGAGCGTAAGTTGCTGCATAAGAAGAATCAATCTCGGTGTCAGAGAAGAGGTAAACAAGTTCCTCAGAGTCTGGACCGAATGGTGCGTTCATAATGTAGAGTGCGTCACCGCCACGGCCGTCATCAGCGTCCTCAATGATATCAAGTGCGTCCTCGGTAAGAAGGGTGTTGTTGTACCAGTCAATACCAGGGGTTGCGAAGAGGTTGATATCAACATCCTGTGGATTAGCCATCTGCCTATAACCTGCAAGGAATGCATAGTAGTCAGTGGTAATAGCCGTTGAAGGAAGGTTGAGAGACTTGTTAAGTCCGTTCTCTGTAACAGCCTTGAATGCCTGTGAGTTGACAACTGAGTACCTTGAAGCCTTATACCTGTCGGTGTGCGTCCTTTCCTCACGGTTGACATCCCAACCGTCGAAACCGCCGTAGAAGTAAACGGTGAACTTCCTCAATGAGACATCCTTGTAGATAGTCTGATTGATGTATGAAGCGTTGATAAGGCGAGGAATCTTGGTTTCAGAACCAACCTTGTTGATATCAACTGTTGAGAACCTATAACCGTTCTGTCCGTCAACATAGATATTGTTGCTTGAGTAGTGTGCGCCCTTCTCAGGGTCGTTGTTGAGGATAGCGTCCATATGGAAGCCGTTGCAAATCATGTTAGGATTTGCGTCACCAACATTGTCGTAGAAGTAGCGTCCCTTGTAAGCAAGGATATCAGCGTCAAGGACATTCTTGGTAAGTCCGAAATACTGTCTCTTAGGCTTCTTGGAAGCATCGAACTTGGTTGCATATGCCATTTCGAATGGATTCCTACCGTCACCGTACTGTGGCATAGGATAGCCAAGGAAACCAGCAGGGATATTGTTCTTCATATCCTCGTTTTCAGCCATTTCGACTGCAATGTACTTAGACTTTGACTCGTAGCCACCGTCAACAGTACCAATCTTGAAGGCAATGTATGAAGAATCGCCCTCAACAAGTGAACACTTGCTGAACTTCTCAAGAATCATAGGAGCAGCGTCATCGTCGTTGTAATCACGGACTACAACATCAAATGTACCCTCTTCAGGCTTAATGTTCTGAATAGAAACCTTAACCTGATAGTTAGCTGCCTCACCGTCTGAAATGGTAACGAACTTGAAGAGTTTCCTCATTGAAGCCATATCAGAAGATGCGGTGACATCAGAAACAATCCAAGGAGTCTGTGCAGGACGGTACATTTCAAGGAAATCGTCGTATGCTGCAACACTTTCGACAACCGTACCCTTGATGTAACGGTTCTCAGGAGTCTTCGTCTCGCCAGTGAAACCAACAATGGTGTCAGTCAATGCCGTGATAGCATCTTCGAGGACATAGTTGATGTTTGGTGAGTAGTCAGTCTTCTCGTAGGTGTAGGTGTAACCAGAAGTGTCGCCGCTTGTGGTGAACTTCTCAGCCTTTACGAACCTATAGAAGCCCTGAGACTCAACATTGCCAGAAACAATCTTGCTCGTTCCTGCCTGAACAATAGCCTCTCCGTTCCAAGAATTCTCGTAAACAGCCTCAATGTAAACAGGGGTAGTACCCGTGTCAGGCCTGTTGCTGAGAACCCTGTAAATGTAGTCGCTGTCAGCAGGGTTTAGGGATACATTGTACTTGTACTCCATATCCTCGCCGAATCCGCCTGCGCCTGTGGTGGTAACGATAACACAGAACTTAGCCTTGTCAGGGTCAGCAACGCCTTCCGCTGCCTCTTCCTCAACGCACTGTGAATCGTAAATCTTTGGAACATAAGGACCTACAGTAATGTCCTTAACAACATTTGCAGCCTTGTCTGGGTCAACAGGTGCGCAGATATCTGATTCGTCGTATCCGTAAACCATCTTACCCCTAAGGACAACTACAGGAGCGTCGGTTTCGCTCGTTGAAAGAACCCACGCTGGACCTGCATGATAACCTGAAAGACCAAGAACACGGACAACATTGAGTCGCCTTGACTCCTCAAGGTAACTCTTTGCGACATATGGGAGTTCATACTTTGGAAGACCTGTTCCCTTGAACTTTTCAGGGGAAGTGCCGCCGAAGTAGTCTACGAACTGACCCCAATTCTCAATTTCGATGTTTTCGAAAGCGGGGCCATACAGTGTCTCACCCACAAGTCCGAGACTGGTGATACCAAGACTTTTAACTGAATAGGTTACATCTTTCTCCTCTGTGTAAATACCAGGTGAAACATGGCCACCTCTTGCATCACTTATCATAATCGTCTATAGTTTTTTATCTTATTATTTTCTAATAAATAGGTTAAATATCCCAAAAAAACTTTTCTCAACTCATTTTTGGGGTTATGAGTAATTAATTTCCGTCTCAACAGCACCATCTTCTTTCCTAAACGCAGAAGTGGGGTCGAAACCTTTGATAATCACATCGGCAGGTTCGGTATAGACATACCTGTTGACGAGTCTCACCTTTATCCTGTCGCCTTCCTTTATCCTGAAGTTCTCGTCAACAACCTTCTCCTCGTCATTGACATACACCCTGAAATTCCTGACATTCTTGCTTGCCGTCTTTGAGGCTTGGAAATTGCTGTCCATAGTGAACTCGTACTTGGTGTCGCAAGGCTCGAAGTGAACTGTCAGCGAGACGGGAACATAGTCGTACTCCGAAGGCTTTTCGTAGTTGCAGGGGAGTTCTTCAACCTCAGCATAACTGTGCCCGTCGGAATCTCCCTCGAAACCGAGGAATCGCATCTCAGGACGCTCTTCGACAATCAGGCTATCCTCAGTAATGATATATGCCATAACCGTTATATTGTAAGATTGCGAATAGAACTGCCTGTTGTCAATACTATATTCAGATTTATCCGATATGTCGTTGAGTTTCATAGGGATAAAGTGCCCGTTCGGGCGGATATAGCAGTCAATAGCCTTGAACTTGTCATTCATCATCTGGTTGAAGTCGTTAAGGAACTCGTACTTGTTCGTCACGATGCTCACAGTGTAAATCAAATCCACGGCGAACGGCTGTTTTATTCGGTAGTCGGTGTAATACTTCCTTCCAGCACGGTCACGGGACTCAACCCTCTGCATAAGGTATGTCCTCTCGCCTGGGATATTCCTCGAACTGCCTACAATAGTTCCCGCCTTCGGGTTGTTCTCCCTCGTAATCGTCTTGAAATTGGGAATCAGGTTCTTCTTGTTGTCCACATTCTGCCAAGTCTGCATATACTCGGTGAACCTCTGATTCGAGAACAGTGCGATAGTGGGAATCTTCTTGTCATCGAATGAGATTGAAAGTTCGTCTTCAACCCACTTCTTGAACTCTTGGTCAATGTCGGAATAAGTCAATGGGAGCGGTAATGGAGTAGAATCCTTAAGGACCTCCTTCATCAAATTTTGCCTTCTTTCTACACCGTATGGCCTTTGTCTTAGCCTAAGAACATTTTTATAAGCCCTGCTCATCGTATTTTTTTGTTATAACACCAATCATTTTATTGTCTGACTTAAAACAATTTTCACTACTATAAATACCGTTAAACTTCGTATTATTCGTCAGCCAATCAATAGAAAAATGCCTGTCTATTAAATACAGAATAGAAATTCCGTTTTCTTTTGTTTTTTCATATTTTTTTGTGTCACGAATTATACACTCTTCTAATGCTTGTTCTCCCCCAAAAACAGAATAAGGTGTAAAATGTTGCCTACCTTGACATTCTATTACAAGATTTATTTTAGGTAAATAAAAATCATATCTCTGATGGGAAAATTTCTCGTTTAAAAAATCTGGTGAATATTCTTCAATATATTCAATGTTATGCTCGTTAAGTAATTTTCTCACCCTATCTTGCATTTTGCTATTATTACATTTACTACATTGATGCCCGCTCAAATGCTCATTCGGCGTTTGCCAAAACTCTCCGTGTTTTGGACAAATAATACAAACTTTTGTGTGTGAATTTTTATATTCGACTTTAGAATAGTCGTATTTATTCGAATACATTTTATTAGCTTTGTTAACAAAATCATCCTTATTTTCAACAAAAGAATGTTTTATTGGTTTTGAACTACTCAACAACTTTGAAGGTGTCGTTTTGAAAAATTTTCCATTATGACCAACTTCAATAATCCCGTGCATTCCAGTAAACTTGCTTTTAGAAAAATCATATATGTCCCCAAACTTTGAAACTATTTTCATTTTGAATTCGTTAAATGTGATTTTTCTTCGACTACTTTGCCATAATTGCTCAGACGCACATCTCTTACACCCATGTCCAGACAGATGATGGGTTGGTATTTGCCAAAACTCTCCGTGTTTTGGGCATATTATACAAACCTTCGTTTTATTATTTTTATATTCAACTTTTGAATAATCGTATCTATACCCGTGTACTTTAACCGATTTAGAAATAAATTCTTCCCTAGTCATACTACCACATTTTTACTATAAATAGTATGATTAGCCAAAAAATATTAAAACAGAACAATAATGTGCGCTTTAGCCAGAAAACTCGTTGGTATCTACGCTTGCTGCCTGAATTGTCCTCGCATAAGGTCTTGTGCCGTATAATGTGAACTTATTTGAAGTTTTACCTACTCTTCCGTCGTCTGTAACAGTGAAATACTCTCTGTGCGTGCTGTCAATCTGAACGCCGATGTAATCACCCCTCGAAATGTCGCAGTTGTACTCTTCGAGAGTCTTGAGAAGGACGCTGAAGGTGAGTTTTCCCGTCTGCGCATAGATACCCTTTTGCAGTGTAGTGTCGTAAGTCTTCATCTCAGCGTCTGAAACCTCGTAGATAACGGGAATCTCAACGGGTGTCTTGTACCTGACACCGTTCTCGCTCGTTTCCACATAGACATCGTTGACTTTCGTCTTGGACAGGTCGACTTGATAGAGGATTACCGTCTGATTAGCGTCCTGTTCGAGGTATTCGGTTGCGAAATCAACTTCAAGGTCGAAATCCTCAGCCCCGAAAAACTTGTTGTTCCTTGTGATTGGAACCTTCTTCTTACCATTCGCTATATTAACCTCTAATGCCATTAAAACTTGAATTTTTCGTATAATTCAGGGTACTTGTCCTTCAAAATCTGCCTTAGTTCACCCTTCAACTGTTTCTTTTGCTGGGGCGACAGTGCCTTGTAGTTCTTCTTGATATCGTCAATCACCCTCTGAGCCTCCGCATCGTCAATTTGGACACCGTTGTTCTTCTGTGTTGCGAAATCAAGTATCTTGAAGCCCATTTCGATTGCCTCCTCGCTCGTTCCGAACACATCCTTCTCAACTATCTTGTCCCTCCAAGGTGCGTCGTGCGTGGTTTCCGCCTTTGGAACGCCCAATCTCGTCAGCATCGGCGACAAATCCTGTGTGACGGCGAAGATAACATTGTTGTATTGGCATATGCCCCTGATAACCTTCGCCATTCCAGAAAAACCTATCGGCGCAAAATAACAGGCGAGGAAATAGCCTTGAATCCAGTATCCGAAGAGATAACTCCCGTCAACTGAGAACGCCAAAATCCTCTGTCCCTTCTTTCCGTCACAGACATAGTGAAGCCACGACATGAAATTGACTGCCTTCTTACCTGATTTTGAAGTCATCGCCGTGTAGTAGTTCTTCCACACATTGTATGCCTTTGTTTCACCGAAAACCTTCTCAAGATTAACCTTGTACTTGGGGTTAGCCTTGTTCTTCATATAGATTTCGTTGGCAAGCCTGTGTTCCTCTGCGAAAATCTCCGAAGGTTCCTCCAATTCGTTCTCAGACAAAGGACCTGCACCGCCTATAACTCCCATATCCAATTCGAGCAAAAGCGATGAAAGGGCTTCCGCAACGACTTTTCTTATATTGTTTTCGTTGATTACCATAAATTAAGCATTTAAATATAAATAGTTAGGTGATTCAATAATTGGCACACTCACACACGCACATGCGCGCAATAATAACTGGTCTATATATCAAAGATATATAAATATTTTTCTAGGAGCTGTTTTTTTGTTTATCTGGTCAGTATAAATCTTGTTTTTATAATAAAAAAAATGTATATTAAGTTAAAATTCATATAGATGTTTAATACAATCAAGGCCCACACCGAAGCGATTGGGAAGTTAAAGGAGTATAGCGGGCCT